AAAACAAATTTAAAAAATAAGATATGGCTGATTTATTGATGAAAATGCCGATCCCTTACGAACCGAAAAGGGAGAACCGATGGATTTTAAGGTTTCCATCATCACTTGGTATTAATGAGTGGTATGTAGAAACTACTTCAAGACCAAAACTTACAATTGCGGCAACAGAGATTCAGTTCTTGAATACTTCAACATATGTTGCGGGTAGATTTACTTGGGGAGAACTTCCAGTTACTTTCCGAGACCCTATTGGTCCTTCGGCATCACAAGCAGTTATGGAGTGGATTCGTTTGTGTGCTGAATCCGTAACAGGTCGTATGGGTTACGCTGCGGGTTACAAGAAAAATGTTGACTTAGAAATGTTAGACCCTACAGGAGTTGTTGTTGAGAAATGGATTTTAGAAGGTACTTTCTTAACAGGATACGATGGAGGTTCTTTATCTTATTCAACTGACGGTATTGCTAAAATTTCGGCAAACATGAGAATGGACCGTTGTATATTAGTTTACTAAGAACAATTAAAACATATAATAAGACCTATTCGCTTTACTAGTGATAGGTCTTTTCTATTTTTATACAAAAAGAACTTTATATTATGGAACAAGATGTTTATCAGGCAGGACAAGCCGAGTTTAATTTACCGCACGATGTTATAGAATTACCAAGTAAGGGAATATTTTATAAGTCTAAAAAGAAAGCAATTAAAGTTGGTTACTTAACGGCCGCTGATGAAAATATCATTGCAAATGCCGATTCTAAAAAAAGTATTCAAGAAAGTATTATTGTACCATTACTTAGAAGTAAAATTTATGAAAGAGATTTACGACCTGAGGAAATGATTGATGGTGATATTGAAGCAATATTAATTTTTTTAAGAAACACTTCTTTTGGTCCTGAATATACATTATCCGCAATTGACCCCGCAACGGACGAAAGGTTTAAAGCGACAATTGTACTTGATGAATTAAACTATAAAAAAACATCAGTAGAACCTGATGAAGAAGGATTGTTTTCTGCAACACTACCTGTATCGGGAAAAAAGGTAAAGTTGAAAATTTTAAACATGAAAGATAAAATGGAAATTGATCAGTTAATTGACAGTTATCCATCTGAAAGAACTGCCCCCGTTATTACAACGAGATTAAACAAACAAATGGTTGCGATTGATGGTGATACCGATAGAAACAAAATTGCAACTTTCATAGAACAAATGCCTATCGGAGATTCTAAATTTATTAGAAGATTTATTTTCGATAACGAACCAAGATTAGACCTAAAAAAAGAAGTAACAGCCCCGTCAGGAGAAAAAGTAATTATTGATATTACTTTTGGGGTGGAATTTTTTCGGCCTTTCTTATCAGTATAAGTCAGTTATATTAGACGAATTTTACTATTTCTCAAGAATTTTCAGAACTCAATACTCTGAGTTTATGTCCATGCCTACTTATGTTAGAAAGTATCTAATGGATAAGTATGTTGAGGATACCAAAAAAAATAAATAAAGTATTTATTGAGAAACGCTAAACATGGGATTGTCAGAAGATTTAGATAAAAAGAGTGCCAAAGAACTCAAGGAAATGATCCTTGATCAGGATACTAGGCTAAAAAATCTTGAAAGACAATCTAAGGAAAAGGGTAGTTCAATTTATGGTAATAAAGCCGCCCAAGAATCAGAAGGAGTAATAAATGCGTTTGATTTTGATTTAATTAATAAAATTGGATCCACTTTTGAAGCTGCGGTAAAAGGTTTAAAAGATACAATTAATGTATTTGACATGACTGTGTTTGAAGAGTTGGACAAACAAGCAACTAATATACAGGCAAGTTTTGGTTTAGCAAAAAATAGAATCGGAGAATTTAGGGCAACTATCGCAGAGGCAACTCCTGAGTTGATGATGTTTGGTTATGAAGAATCTGAGGTCACGGGATTGTTAAAAGAAGCGATGGACGGTTTGGGTACTGCCGCAAGCTTAAGTTCCAAAACAATTATCGAGTTAGGTGCAACATCAAAAGTCACTGGTCGAGATGTTAAAGAGTTAACAGAAAACTTCAGAGAAGTAGGTATTTCAGTCCAAGGTGTTGGTGAAGAAATGAAATCCGTTACAGATTACGCAAGAAGTGTTGGTGTTTCTGTAAAAGGAGTTTCTGAATCAGTTTCTGCTAATTTAAAACAAATGAACCTATACAACTTTGAAGGTGGTGTACAAGGATTGGCAAAAATGGCAGCACAATCTGAAAGGCTTGGGATTAAAATGGATACTGTATTTAGTGTTGCTGAAAAAATATTCAATCCCGAAGGAGCTATTGAAATGGCTGCAGGACTACAAAGATTGGGTGTTACATCAGGTGCGTTACTTGACCCACTAAGAGCTATGGACTTGGCTCAAAACGACCCTGAACAACTTCAAAAAGAAATGGTAAATCTTAGTAAGGAGTTTACCACATTTAATGAGAAGACAGGAAAGATGGAAATTTTACCTGGTGCGAAAAGAAGGTTAAGAGAAGTGGCAAAAGAATTAGGTGTGATGCCTGACGAGTTTGCAAAAATGTCCATTCAAGCAAGTGACTTTGATAGAAAATTAAAACAAATTCGAATGCCGTCACTTGCCGAAGGTGATGAAGCAACCAAAGAACTTATTGCATCAATGGCTCAATTAGATGAAAGAGGTGTTGCAACAATACAAGTAAAAGACGAGAAAGGTTTCCAAACAACTAAAAAAGTTGAGGAATTAACACCTGAAGACATTCAAAATTTACAAAAGGCAAACGAGGAATCTTCAAAAACAATTGAGGAAATTGCGGTTAATCAATTAGATCAGACTAAACAGATTAATGCTTACTTACAAAGTGGTAGAGTTTCAGGTGCGTTAGCAAAAGCAACGGCACCAAGTATAGAAAAACTTGGGTATTTTGTTTCTGACAATACTAAAAGTTTAGCCGAAAATTATAAAAAAGGTTTAGGTACTGTTTCTTCGATGAGAGAAGGAGTCCAAAGTGTTGCAGGACCAATTGAAGATTATGCATATGGTTTTACAACAGGTAATCAAGAAATAATGAATCAGGCGGTTACTGACTTTGGTACAAGCTTTTCTACACTAGCCGATAAATTCTTTGATGGTGCACAAGAATATGTAAATAATGTTTTTAATAATGGGATAGAAAGTATTAAATCGACTTTTGGTAGAGAACCACAAACTTCACAACCACAAACGGTAAATGTTAATGTAAAAGTTGAAGGTGATTCTAATACTGCAAAAATGGATAAAGAACAAATAACAAATACTGTTATACAAGGATTACAAAATCCAAGTGCCTCAAACGCGATGTCTTATGTTCTTGAAGGTGGATCTTCACCAAGTGCAGCAACAGGTAGGAAAAATTAATAGGTATATACTCCTTAAAAAAAATACATAATATCTATTTATAAAATAAAAGTATGGCCGAAAGTTTTTTATCATTTGGTAATTCAGAAACATTTAGAAAACAGTTACTGGTAAGAAACCTACCACCATATAATGTGCCGGGAAGTTATACTTCTCCTGATAACCCAATCAACTACGAAACTGATCTTACAGTTAGCAGTGTTGTAGACTCCCCAAATAATTATGTCTCAACTAATATATTCGCAAAAGAACTATATCCTTTAAATGAATATGGGCCTGATGGTGGGTTTGGTGTGCCAATCGGTGTTAATTTAACTCCTATTTTAGAACCAAATCAAGGACCTTATTATCCATTGGATGCTGCTCAAGAAGAAGGATTAGTTGTAATCAATGAGTTTTATATTGAATCGGCATATGTGACAAACAGATGGGGACCATCAGGAGGATTCAAAGATTTAGTAATAATTACAGATACTTTCTTAACAGATCCTATATACCAACCTTTTTGGAATCCTGGTTACTACAACTATTCTTCATATTCTTTATTTAATATTGTATTCCAAGATGACCCAATAGGTTCAAACGGTCCATTGTCATCGGATAGTTACTTGGCAAAAATTGGAGCCTCTCAGTTAAAGTTTGCGTTTGATGAGAGAGTTGCTCAAGAAATTAATCAGGCAACTATAGGTGCAATAAATTTAGATACAATATCTGATCCATTTACTGCGAGTTTATTAGCAACAGGTCAACAACCTTTCTTTATTAGAGATTGGAAAATTACCGTTCCTGAAAATCCTTTAGTAAATGCGCTAAATTTAGCGACTAGAATTACAGGAACATATTTTCCTGTATCATTTATACCTGGAGATTACTTTGATGAGAACACGCCATATGTAAATCCTCAACAACAAAACGGTACTTTAAACACTATTAATAATTTAACGGGTGGTTTATTATCACCAATATTAAACAAAAGTAGAAACCCATCTGAAATATTTGTTGCTAATACAGGTAACGGAACTAGATCTACTTTATTTGCATCATTAAATTATAACTTATATAGACCTTCTTATAATATTGGATTAATACAAGGTCTCTCTGCAGTTGTGGGGGCTTTGGTTGGTCAAGACACACCGGCAACAGGAACATACTATGTTGGTAGTCCTAACGCTGAACCAAGTTTAATTGATTCTCCACCAAATCAAGTTCCTGTAAATCAATTTGGTCAACAACAGGCGACTATTGTTTATGGTCCCCAAGAGTTGGCGATTCTTTATGAAGGTAATAATGAACAAATCAAATTTGGTTTAAAAGGTAGAGCTTATGAAGATGGTGGTGGAACTGCGGGTCAATTAGTTTGGACTTCACCAAAATACAAACCAAATGCGGGGTTTAGAGCAACAAAAGGTGGTGGAGCCGGAAGTGTTGACGGAGAGTTCAATGAGATATCAGGAGACTACCTACAGTATGAATCCACAAACATTGATTTTAAACCGGGATCAATTCTTTATAATACCCAAAGATTGGTCGAATCAGCGGATCAATTACAAGGTGAGGCTAGATTAAAACATGTTGGTACGGCAATCAACCAAGTGTCTAAAGTATTCAATGACGGATATAAAGAACTCACTAAAGGTTCCCAAGTTCTATCATATGTTAATCAAGCGGATGGAACGCAAGCGGGACTTGAATACTGTAGAGTATTCCAAAAAGACACTCCATATTTTACTTATGCCGATTTACAAAAAGTTGACGGTATTACTAAAACAGGAAGACAATTCGATTATTCAATTTTTGATAACACATATAACCTTAACATTGCACCTCTTAGAAATCCAGGTTCTACAAACATAGTTGACGGTAAGGTTAAAAAATATATGTTCTCATTAGAGAACTTAGCTTGGAGAACATCAGATAGACCAGGATTTACTTATGATGATTTACCTGTCTGTGAGAAAGGACCAAATGGTGGAAGAGTAATGTGGTTCCCACCATATAACTTAACATTCTCTGATGACTCAAGACCCGAGTTTAACCCAACAACATTCTTAGGAAGACCTGAGCCTATTTATACTTACAAAAATACAAGTAGAAGTGGTCAGTTGAGTTGGACAATAATTGTCGATCACCCTGCAATGATGAATACAATTATTGAAAAACAATTAAAAGGTGTTCAAAAAGACAGAATACAAAGTATTGTAGATTCATTCTATGCTGGTTGTACAAAATATGATCTTTATGAGTTAGGTATTAAGTTTAACACAATACCGACTAAAGATTTATTTGTGTATCAACAAATATTAAACAACCCAAGATTAACAGAAGAAGAGCAATTCCAAGTTTTACAAAGTTTACCTGTTGATGAAGCAACAAGTACAACTGTTGGAAAGGCAGAAGGTGGTGATGGTAATGCAAACAACACAGGAACAGGAACTCAACAAGCAGGAAATCCTGAGTTTGAAACTGTTGATCTTTCTAAGTATGAAGGTACTGGATTCTACTTTCATAATGACATACCAAAAGGTAATCCATCTCCTCAGGCGGCGAGCCCTTTTGATGTATATTATAGTGAATATTTAGGATTACAAAATGGGGTTTATAAAACTCAAGCGCCTGCAAGAGTTAAGTCAGGAAATGATATATTTTCAGGTTCGGGAGTACAGAACTTTTTTAACGAGGTTATTATCGGAAATTTCAATTTTGTTAAAAACGACTTAATGAAACAAATTGAAGATATTTTGATAAATAAGAATGGATCAATTGATATTGAAATGATTGGATCCGCTTCGGCAATTGCATCAGTGTCTTACAACCAAAAATTATCTGAAAGAAGAAATAATTCAGTTCTTAAGTGGTTTTTACAACAACCACTTTCGGGAGGAACAACAATACAAAAATACTATGACGATAAAAGGTTTAATCTTATACTTAATCCTAATGGTGAAGAAATTGTTATCGCTAAAACAAGAGCTGATGCCTCGGCAACGGCTGATCCTACAGACATTAGTATAAACAACTCTTCAGGTGGAGACATATTAACTGCAAGTGTAAACTGTAGAAACAATGTATTGGATTTAGGTTATAATCCCGCAAAAGTGACTACACAAGCGGAATGGTATAGTATACCCGCAATGGCTTGTCGTAGAGTTGCAATAAGTAAAATTTCTGCTAAAGTTCAAAAAGAACCCGAAAAACCTGTAGATCCAGTATCGACACCGCCTGAACCTGTGGTTAATAACCCACAAGATATTTTAACAGGTATTACACAAAGTATTAAACCTGAACCTAAGATTACTGTAGAACAAAAAATAAAAGAAGGTATTTCTAAAAAGATACTTAGAAATTTATTTACGGAATGTGATTACTTTGAGGTTATCAAAGAAAGTAATCCAATGGTTTTTGATACAATTAAGGATAGAATTAAATTCTTTAATCCGGCATTTCACTCTATGACACCTGAAGGTTTAAATGCAAGACTTACATTTTTACATCAGTGTACAAGACCTGGACAAACTATTCCAATTATTGGTCCTGACGGTAGACCAAAGTATAATGATGCTTTGAATACTTCATTTGGTGCCCCACCTGTGTTAGTACTAAGAATAGGTGACTTCTTTAATACTAAGATCATACCTACATCTATGGGATTAACATTTGAACAGTTAGATATTAACCCTGAAGGTATTGGTGTACAACCTATGTTAGCTAAGGTAACGATGGGGTTCAATATTATTGGAGGTATGGGACTTAAAGAACCTGTACAACAACTTCAAAACGCACTTTCATTCAATTATTATGCGAATACTGAAATTTATGATGAAAGAGCTGTTGCAACTGAAGATACAAGTGAAAGAGATAAATATGTTGTTGAACAGTTAACAGGGGGATTACCGCCAGTTAGTCAACAACAACAGGCGGCTATTAACAGCGTACAACCTAAACGAGGAGGATCAACAGTTGGTTCAGTGGTTGATGCAACTACAATGGATTATAGTGGTATCTACACGGATTTAGAAACAAACATACAAGGATACTTTAAGGCTTATTATGATTCATTAAGTAAAACAACATTAGATTACTCATATGGTGCTGTTTTAATGTCTATTAAAAATAATAATTACACAAAAGGTGATGTTGCTGAATACACAAATCAAAAAACCGAAATTCAAATTTTTGGTAAGTCAAATGAATATCAAGATTTTGTAGATGGGTTAGTTAAAGATTGTGAAGCAGATATTACATTAGGTAATAACCCTATTTTGGAAGCGGCTATAAGTAGATCGGGAGGAATTACAGGAAAACAAAAAAGAGAGATACAAGAAAAATTAAAAGCTCAAGTCGGATTAGGAAAGACAGAAATTTTAAATACAATATTCAACAACTCCACAAATATTATATCAGTACAAACTGATTTAAACTATGTGTTTAGAAAATTAGATGTTATATCAGATCAGTTAGATGGTAGTATGACACAAACTAATGAACCACTTATGTATGATTTGAGTGGAGATACATTCTTTAATGTGGACGAAAACAGTGGGTCAGTGTTCGACATCCTAACATTCAAATTAAAAAATATTGTAAAAGAATTTAATGACCTTGTGATTGCAAGAGGGTTTAATGGTGATAACTATAAAAAACTTAATTCAGTTATAGATAACGGTTCGGGTTGTCAAGTTGTGGTTGGTCAGAACGAATCTTTCTTGGAAAATTGTCCTACCAATAGATATTACACATTGATGTGTCCTTTCTTCTTAAAAGAAGATAAGTTTACAACTATGGTAAATGAATTAACTAGCGGACCTGAAGTTAAGGGAGACGCTAATAATTTAGCTAACACAATAACCGCTGAGTGTAATAAATTAAAAGAAGACTTCAAGGCATTCCAAACATATTGGACAAACGAATTAAAGAAGTTTGAAGATGATCCTGTTTACAAAGAGGCAACAACTTGGAAAGTTCCTGACAACACAGTGAAAACATGTTCATATACAACACCAGCAACAGGTAACTTAAACGCAAAAACTAAAAAAATAAAAGATTTGTATTCAAATATTAACTTGAATGATAAGAAAAACACATTCAATGGAAAAGTAACATTTAATTAATTATGCCATATACATATTGGAACAGATACAGTGATTTTTTAATAAACGGTGAACAAACAGTTGTTCCGTTTGCGCCCCTACCTTCTAAATCATCAGACAAAAATTACATTTATAAAGTAGGTCAATCAAGATTAGATAAAATATCTCAACAGTTTTATGGTACTCCATACTTTGGTTGGTTGATTCAGATGGCAAATCCACAATTTTCGGGTAGTGAATGGGCAATTCCTGATGGTGCAGTATTGACAATTCCATTTCCGTTGGTAGCTTCATTACAAGACTATAAAAACTCATACGAAAATTACTTCTTTTATTATGGTAGGTGATCAAGAAAATATCTTAGTAGAACTTGACTACGACAACATAAGTTTAATTGACCCTAACAAAGTTATAGATGAACAGGGGAACATATCAGACAGACTTGTAAAACAAGAGAACCTTGTTTACTATGCAAATCTAGAATGCAATGTTCTACCGAGAACAAAACTAGCGGTTGGTACCGCATTAAATGATTCTGTCAGAACAGTATCTGTTGGTAAAATAAACTTCCTTAATCCGGGAAACAATACATTCTTAGGTACAGGTTGGGCTGACGAACTTACGGGGCAAGATACTCTAACAGGAAAGGGAGTAAACCAACCCAAACAAACTTCGGTACAAAACCCAAGTAAATCCGACGACTATTATATCACACAAAACCTATGGTCTAATGGAACACCAGGTGCTGTGGATAATGGGTTATTAGGAATGAAGTCTATTAATGTTTCAATAGGAACCGACTTCTTACCTGTAATTGATGTTGACTTAGAAGATGTAAAAGGAAGAGCACTTTTTGAAGGTGGAAACAATTCACCATACTCAGCATTTTTTCAATTACCTTACCCACAATTTACTTTAACACTTAAAGGTTATTATGGTAAGGCGATTAAGTTTCCGATAATGTTACAATCTTTTACATCCACATTTGATCCAAGCACACACAATTTTCAAATCAAGTTAAAATTCTACGGATACAAATATACATTACTTTCTTATGTGAATTTTGGTGCTCTAATGGCGGTTCCACAAATGTATAAGAGTAATATAACAACAACACCGGTATTAAAAGAACAAGGTAATACTGTTTCAGGGTCCGGTTCGGTTACCGCTCCACAAACTGTGAGTAGAGGTTATCAGAAAATGAAAGAAGTATATTCTATCTATAAATCGAAAGGTTTAATTCCTGATAACTTTCCTGAGATAACTTTGTTAGAATTAAAATACAGATTACAAAATTTCATCAAAGAAGTTTTGGATCAGTTTGAAAAAGAAAATATGGGTCTTTTGACTGATATGACTTTGTATACAAACAACCTTTTGACATATCAACAAAAAGTTTTTTTATTTTCAAGTGGGTCTTGGTTTACAACATATATGGATCGAGATTACCCAATTGTTTTGAAAAAAAAATCTCAAAATGCCTATGTGTTTAAACCACCTTATAATGAGCCTAACAGAAGAGTTGATGCGACTTCAAAATTAATTGCTGACATAAATCAATATAATGATGTTTTACAACAAAATTCTGTTTTTGGTTTAAAAGGGAGTTTTACTGTTGGAGGTATAACAACACAATCAAATATTCCTGTTGAAATAGATTTGGAAAAAACATTCCAAAGACAAGTTGACATTAGTATGGTAGATTTGGTTGCAACATATGTTGCACAAAAAAATGCACCAAAAGGAGATTTTTCAGAATCTGACTCTGTTATTATCAACTACAAAAAAACTTTAGAAGGTATATTAGCGGCGAATAGTAACACAGTTTATGTATTTGAAGGACCTGGTTCTTTTATGGAAGCGACGGATCAAATCGCTAAAACTGCATCAGATAAAAGAAAAACTATTGAGTCTGCAATTAGCTCAAGTTTGGCCACAAAATTTAATGCTCAAGGAAATGGTGGGTTAGGATTTATTCCTAGTATCAGAAATATATTGGCGATATTCTATTGTCAAGGTGAATCATTTCTTAGATTACTTGATGATGTACATAAAAAAGCTTGGGATCAAAGAGAAAATAAATATAGAAGGGCGGCAATATTTGGTAATGTAACCTCAGCACCAAGTGTCGATGTTAAAACCTCAACGCAAAATAATGAACCAATTTATCCATGGCCGCAAGTCATAAAAGAAACTGTTGGTGAGGATAATAAAGAAAAATTTGAAATTGTTTATCCTGGTGATCAAACAGTTGCAACAACATATAGAGCGTACAGTCCTGAAGTTTGGCCTGAGGTTGAGTTTGTTGAACAATTCATTAAAGGTTATACAGAAAGAATTAACACAGGTATATTTGATTCACAAGTATTTGGATCAAACCAACAACCTGAAAGAGAATCACTTAACGGAATAGATTTCCCCATTTCAAATGAGGTATTCCAAAATAAAGAAGAATCTAAATATTTTTACGAGATCTATGAGAGATTAATGATAAACTCTTTTTATAGTAGATTTAATAGAAAATCAGGATACAACTTAAGTGTATATGAAGTTGAGGGGGATGCTGAGGCAGTCAATGTATTACAAAGTTTGGGTGTTGATAACCCATTCTTAGCAAAGAAATTAAAAGAGTATCTATTAGATTCTAATAACTATGTGCCATTTTTAAGACACATTTCAAATGAAGGACAAGGTGAAAGTTGGCAAACATTTGTTAGAGGTGAGTTTGTTACCCCTTACTTACGAAATGATGCGAATAATCCTAATGTGTTATTTAACGGTGCGATATTCCAATCATTAGAATCCCAACCAACGGTATCACTTAGTAATCAAAACAATATTGTTAATATAACCAAGTATCTAAGTGATTCTACGGCATCTAATGAATTTGATTTTGTTGACACATATCCTATTACTGATTTCTCATGGGTTAAGTTAAACATGGCGAATGGTAAAAGTTTAAATAATGCAAACGAAGTTTTTGATACCAAAAATATTTTAAATTACAATGAGATACATAAAACGGTAACTAACTTCACCCTTCAAGATACGAGAAATGATAAAAGACCGTTTACACATTTTAACTTTTTAAACATAGATGTAACCGCAAACTCCGTATTTCTTAAGACATTCTACGAAACTAGAAAATTCTCTACTCAAGTAATCACTGAGGGTAATTTGAATTATGAAAATTATATAGGTCAATTGACTGATAAACAGACTACTTCTATGATGAACACCCCTTATTTTATTAATGCAATTCAAAAGGGTGTGTTTAACTTTAGATATAAACAAAATGAAACATCACCTTATAAAAGTGCTGCGTATCTATTTTTAAATAGTTTACCATTAGCAACACTTAAGGAACGATATAGAACATTAAAAGACGCAACAACAACTGACTTAGATTATATAGTATCTACTTTAAAAAAGTTTGGTGCGGTACACAAGTTACCATACGCTTGGATTTTAAAGTATGGATCAATTTGGCATAGATATAAAGTTTACAAAGAAACGGGTGTAGATATTTTAGATGAGGTTTGGACAGATTTTAACTATTTGGAAAATTGGGATCCCGCAACTTCAGCCGCAACATATTCATACAATCTAACCATAGATGGTACACCAAGAACTTTGGTATTAGATGCGACATCACCGGCACCTGAATTTACAGATATTAACACAGGATTTTATCCTCAGTTAGTTGATGATTGGAATGTATTTATACAAGGATTAAAAATTTTTAGTGGACAGTCACAAGTTAATGGTACTTTAGTTGTGGAATCAATTTCAGGATCATGTAATACAATTCAAGTTACAGGTACCTGTTCAACAAATGGTACTGGAATTACAATTAACTCAATTACCAATAACTACATTACAACACCACACACAATTTTTATACCGGCTTTAAATGCAACTATACAATTAGTATCACAACAAAGCGGCACACCAGGAGGTGCCGGGTTTTATACAACACCTTTAAATTTCAATGCGGCCTTTACGACCTTACCTTTTATTTTAGGAAGTTTTGGTACCATAACAAATAACAGTCAATACTCATTACAAGTAGGTTCTATTTTAAGTGGAAGTCCATCAGTTTCTGCTGTAACAATATTAGATGTTTTCAGTGCTGTTACACCAAACACACAGATATATGAAATTTCCAATACATCGGCAGAAACATATAACTATACCGTATTAAACCCACCTGTACAAGTCCTTTCAATTACTAATAATCTTATAACTAACGGTAGTATACTTAACGGTACCAATTTGTTTGGTAACTTAGTTATTTCATCTCAAACTTCAGGAACAACAGGAGGTGTTGGTTTATACCAAACCTCATCAATACAACCATCAGTTACATCTCCTTTTGTTATACAAGGGGTTACAATACAAGGTATTGGTTCTCAACAAATTCAAAACAATTTGAATAATGAGAATTTAATAATGATGAACACAACAAACTCCACAATATTTGAAACATCAGGATTTGACATTTCTAATTTACAAAGATCAATGAGAATAAGTCCATGGTCTGTTTTGGTTAGAAATGTAAAAGCACCTAACACTTATTTTGTAACACCTTCTTTTGGATCAAATATTAATCAAGTTAAACCTGAAGCATTTAAATTTGGTTTGATGAAACAGGAACTATCTAACAATCCATCCATGTTTAATGGAAGTGTAAGATTGTTCTGGGACGCACCTCAATTTGGTTGGTTTGACAACTCAAGAGTGGTTAAAAATAACCCTGAAACATACATGAAGAAAATACTGTTTAATGAGGCCAACCAACAAAACTTCTCAATAAACGGTAAGACTTCAGAATACTCCAATTTTGAGGAGTTGTTTACAACTTTCGACACAAGTGTATTAGACTATTTAGAATCTGAATTTTTAAACTTTAGTAGATCAATTTATGATTTCGAAGATACTTTACCAAACCCATTAATAGAACAAGAATTAGTTCCTGGATCACAAAGAAGAGTTAGTGAAATTACAGAAGCTGAAAGATCATATAAGAATTTCCAAGCATTAATGAGAGAACTTATGGTTATTAATAAACCTGCTGGTGACTCTCCTGAAGTAAAACTTGAAAATGTAATAACAGAACAAAACCAAAAGTTCCAAAGCGTCTTAAGTGAATTTATTAATTACGATGTTGCATTTAAGTATGGGAACCCAAGTAATTTTGATAAAAGATTGTTTTATACATTTTCTTCAAAGTTCCTCGAGGAGCCAATTATTTATGGTCCATATGAACAAGGAAATTTACCTCCTCAAGTAACTCTTGCCCAATCCAAAACACAAAATCCTAAAACATGGGAAGCTTTAGAATATTATGTTGGTAAATCAACAATACCCCAACTTGAGTATAAAAATAGTGGATCTTACATTACGGACTTCTTTATTAATATGAATGTTGCGTTTAATGAAAAGAATGTACAGGACTTTGCACCACTAATTAAGATTTATGCGTCACAGAAATTAAAAACACCTAATTTAAATTTAGGAAGTTTTAATAACTTGATGAACTTATATATTGATGAATCGGATCTTTATATTGGTAATGTTTTAAATGTGATGTTACCATATGTGAGAAAACAATTACCAAATGTTTTTGTTAGTAATGATGACACTTCGACAAGAGCAAGCTTGGAAGCCGGATTTACTGAGCAGACAAGAGTTGAATTGTGGGAAACATTCAAAGCGTTAAATGATACATGGATTGCAGGATTTGACTTCGAAAGTAAAACATTGTTTGAAGATGTATTACTTGTTGATAGGGCAAGTAGAAATGTTGGTGACAAAATTTTAGTTGACATCTATGGTATTATAAACTTACTTGAGGATGGGGCAACTGAAAAAAATCAAGGAAGTAACTCTTACAAGAACACTTTGTTAGATATGGTAACCACAATATTGGTACAAAACAATTTCCAACACTTTATGTTACCGGCATATGTAAACTTCTACAATGTACAAGACGCACAAAAGAACCCAACACCAAGACCTGATGGAACATTAGAAGTTGGTAATATGATGTTTGGTACTTATTTAAATGTGGATTACAGACAAAGTTCACCAAAGTTTCTTTGTTACTATGTTAGCAAACCAAGTGAACACCTTAACATGAATGACAATATTGATTATAGATTCAGAGATGATGCGTTCGATTTAAGAAGAGCAAGCGACAACCCACTTTTAGAAAACCTTAAAAATAAAAATGATTGGGATAAGTCTAATAAAATCGTAGGGTTCAATGTCGACCCAACAAGGGAGAACCAACAAATCTTTAAATCATTTAGTGTTGCTCAAGATCCTGGTAAGCCAACTTCAGAATCTTTGGAGATGTTAAATCAAATGGCGAACTTAGGTAAGAACAGAAGATCGACAACACAAAATGTTTCATTATATAACTTATATAAAAATAGAAGTTACTCTTGTTCAGTAGATATGATGGGATGTGCTTTAATACAACCTATGATGTATTTTAACATTAGAAATATACCTATGTTCTCAGGACCATACATGATTACTAAAGTAACTCATACTATTAATGAAAGTGGATTTGAAACTAAATTTGACGGAACAAGACAACCATTCTATAGTTTACCTTCAGTTGAAAATTTCTTACAAACACTTAATGAAAAACTAGTTTCACAACTACAAACAAAAGTAAGAGAGAACGAGGAGATTTCTAAAGCTAAATCTGAAAATGTTAAAATCCAAGCTGAAAATACAATCGCTAATTTAAATTCGGAAGATACCTTAACTCAAAACCAAGATTGCGCAGCACAGATTAATTCTAGATATGCCGGATTTGTAGGGGTCGATACTCCTCAACAAACTACAGTATCAACTAAAGTATTCATGAGTACAATTGAAGAAGTATTAACTGAACAAGGATTATCACCAACTGGTATTACTTATCAAGATTTAAGATCAATAATATTCACATTTATTTATGTTGACTCTGGAAATGAAAGTGGATCATCAATAAAAGGGTATGAAAATAACTACAGTACAATAAACCTAACGGAAATTTACTCTGACAAATTCTTTGAATATATCAATAGAAGATACTTCTGTGTTTCGAGAGGTTCAAACCCTAACTTACCAATAGTTGCATTTAGATCTTTAAAAGACTTTATAAGATTTGTGTACACTAGAGTTGGAAACATACCAAAATTTTTAAGTAATGATATCAATGATTTTGCACAATTTGGAAATAGTGCAATTCCATTCGCTTTGGCCAAAGAATATGTGTTGTATTACCCCTCAAACCAAAATCCAAATGTATATACTCAAATAGAGGCGGACCCTAACCAAATAAATAAACTAAGACAAGAATTTGTGAACGCATTCAATCAATCGATTGCAATTTTAAAACAATGATGATATTTATAAATAAAATAACTTATGAGCGTTAAATTAATATTGGATAACTACTTAGGAAAAAACACTAGAGTTTCCGAAAAAGATATGGGTGATGGCACAAAACAAGTTTGTGACTTAGATACCGGTGACTGTTACACAGTTAGAATGAAAGACGGATTGATTGAAAGAGTTGACAACACAATGAAGACATTCAAAAAAATTCAAGTTGAAACCAATAAAGGGATAAAAACACTGTTAAACGGATAGAAATGAAAATTGACGAAAAAATATTAAATGAGATATCAAGATATAAACAAATTAACAAATATATCTTAGAACAAGACGCACCACCAATCCCTGATCCTGCAGCGGCGGGAGCACCACCTGCAGATCCTGCGGCGGCGGGAGCACCACCTGCAGATCCTGCAGCGGCAGGAACACCACCTGCACCGGCAGCACCAGCAGCAGGAGGAGAACCTGTGGATGTTGCGGCAGATCCTGATGTTGAGGAAGTTACACCTGAAGGTGAAGGAGGAGAAGGAGAAGGAGATGTTGAAGAATTAGACATCACAGATCTTGTTGATTCTCAAAAAACCATGGCTGATAAACAAGAAGAGTATTTTGAAAACTTGTTTAATCAAATTAAAACTATGGAAGAAAAATTAGCTGAGATGGATAGTTTAGTACAAAAAATTGATTTAGTTGACGCTAAACTTGAGAAGTACAGACCTAAAACAGCACAAGAAAAACTAGAACTAAGATCGTTAGATTCAGGACCATACAAACAAAACTTAGCAGATTTCTTCAAAGACAAAGAAGAAGAAATGGAAAGAAGTGGAAAAAATGAATATGTTCTTACAAAAGATGATGTTGAAAATTACAGCCCATCAGAAATTGAACAATCATTTAATGAACCAATGGAAGATGAAGATGATATGATTTTAAATAGATACAATTCATAAGGTTTAAGGTCGATAATTTCGACCTTAAATTTTTTTCTGACACAATTTGACTATACCTTTTTTTACAACTATAATTTTAACATATAAACTCTAAATTTTTAATTACACATGGCGACAAATTCATTAGACGCAGTACTTGCACAGTACGAAAAATCACAAAGTAGTTCTAACACTACAAACAAAATGTCTTCAGAAGACCGAATGAAAAAATACTTTGCGGCTCTTTTGAAAGATAATGAAAAACAAGGACAGAGAAAAATTCGAATCCTTCCTACACCTGACGGATCTTCACCATTCAAAGAAGTATGGTTTCACGAAGTTCAAGTAGACGGTAAATGGCAAAAGTTTTATGACCCATCAAAAAACGACAACGAGCGTTCACCTTTGAATGAGGTTTACGAAGAACTTATGTCAACAGGAAAAGAATCTGACAAACAATTGGCAACACAATACAGATCTCGTAAATTCTATATTGTTAAAGTTATTGATCGTGACAACGAACAAGACGGTGTTAAGTTTTGGAGGTTCAAACACAATTACAAACAAGAAGGAATCCTTGATAAAATTATTCCAATTTGGAAAGCTAAAGGAGATATTACAGATCCAGATAACGGTCGTGATTTGATTCTTGAATTAACAAAGGCTAAAACTCCAAAAGGGGCGACTTACACGGTTATCCAAACAGTTATGTACGATGATCCATCACCAATTTCAGATGATAATAATGAAATGTTAGAGTGGGTTGGAGATGAAATGACATGGGAAGATGTGTATTCTAAAAAACCTGTGGAATACCTTGAGGCTATTGCACGAGGAGAAACCCCAAGATGGGATTCTGAAAAGGGAGGATATGTCTATTCAAACAACGAAACATCTGAAGTTTCTATGGGAGGATCAAAATCAGTATCAATTACTGAAGTTGCGGACCCACAAGCAAATGATGAGGTAGACGAAGAATTACCATTCTAATTTAATTCAAAAAAAGTATAACGGGAGCAGTTTATTGTTCCCGTTTTTTTGTTTATATTTTTAAAAAAACAAAACATGAAACCAATTATCGCTGAAAAATTAAAAGACGCTTTGATAAAGAAATATGAAGCAGAAATTGCCGATGCGGAGGCTAGACTTTATATTTATTTTACAAATCCTGTTGGGATCGGAGAACACCCTCAACATACAGAAGAAATGGATCATTTAGTTGGACAACTAACTGATGCTAAAGACAAATTAGAAACAATTACAAATTTTAAAATTTACGAATTATAATGGCACTTAAAAAAAACGACTTTAGTTCGGTTAAGAAAAAATTTTCTACATCGGCAAAATATAAACCACAAAGATTCTTTGACCTTGGAGGTGAGTTCTTAGATGCGGTTGGTCTACCTGGACCAGCGATTGGACACCTTAATATGTTGTTAGGTCACTCAGATACAGGTAAGACAACCGCACTTGTTAAAACTGCGGTAGATGCTCAAAAGAAAGGAATCCTTCCTGTGTTCATTATTACAGAACAAAAATGGTCTTTTGAACACGCAAAACTTATGGGGTTTGAATGTGATGAGGTAGTTGATACAGAAACAGGAGAAGTTGATTGGGATGGATTCTACATCTTCAACAATGACTTTGACTACATTGAACAAATTACAGATTACATTAATGACTTACTTGATGCTCAAGAAAAAGGAGAGTTGGATTATTCATTATGTTTCTTGTGGGATTCAGTAGGTTCAGTTCCTTGTAAAATGACTTACGAGGGTAAAGGAGGTAAACAACACAATGCAAGTGTTTTGGCCGACAAAATTGGTATGGGTATTAACCAAAGAATTTCAGGATCTCGTAAAGCAGATTCTAAATTCGAAAATACCTTAATCATTGTTAACCAACCTTGGGTAGAATTACCTGACAATCCATTTGGTCAACCTAAGATCAAGGCAAAAGGTGGTGAAGCAATTTGGTTAAACTCTTCTTTGGTATTCTTATTTGGTAATCAAAAAGGTGCGGGAACAACAAAGATAACGGCAACAAAAGACAAGAGAACTGTAAAGTTTGCTTCAAGAACAAAAGTGTCGGTTATGAAAAACCACATAAATGGTCTTGGTTTTGAAGACGGAAGAATTATTGTAACACCACACGGATTTTTACCAGGTAAAGATACAACAGAAGAAAAATCATCAATAGAGAAGTATAAGAAAGAATATGCTGACTATTGGAAAGACATAATCGGAGTTGATGGTGACTTCGATTTGAAAGCAGAAAAAGAAGAGGTAGAGTAAGAACAACTTAACAATTAGAAAGTGTCAAAGACATTATTAGTAGACGGAAATAATTTATTGAAAATTGGATTCCACGGTGTTAGAGAATTCTATCACAATGGAAAACATGTCGGTGGTGTTTGGCATTTTCTAAATACTCTTCGTAAATTCTTAGAAGAACACAACTATAACAAAGTTGTCGTATTTTGGGATTCAAAAACCTCATCTTCACAAAGAAGATTGATTTACCCAAAGTACAAATTGAATCGTAAACCTTCAGAGTCCGAACAGAAAGAAGAATCTTTTTCCGAACAAAAGCAAAGGGTTAGACAATACCTTGAGGAGATGTTTGTAAGACAACTGGAGACAGAACACGCAGAAGCTGATGACTTAATTGCTCAGTACTGTAAAATCTCTTTAGATGAAGAAAAAACAATATTCTCAAGTGATAGAGATTTAACTCAACTTATCTCTGAAAAGGTTTCGATTTATTCACCATCTGCAAAAAAATATTATAAGTTTGGGGACACAATAAAGTTACACGATGTTGAGATACCTCACTATAATGTTAAAGTGGTTAAAATCCTAACAGGGGATAGTTCTGACAACATTGATGGAATATTCTATTTGGGTGAAAAAACATTAGTTAAATTATTTCCTGAGCTACTTGAAGAATTAGTACAAATACCCTATATTTTGGATAAAGGTACTAATCTACTTAAAGAAGAAAAAGGAAATGTTGCCCTTCAGAATCTATTGAGTGGTAAAACAAAAGAAGGTATTTTTGGTGATGAATTTTATGTTATCAATCAAAAGTTAGTCGACTTAGATGAACCACTTCTAACGGATGAAGAAAAAGAATTAGTAGGGCTTTATTACTCTGAGTCGATGGATCCCGACGGAAGAGGACATAGAAATCTAATTCGAATGATGATGGAGGACGGGTTTTTTAAATACTTACCAAAGGGTGACGATGCTTGGGTTAGTTTTTTAAAACCATTTCTCAAGTTAACAAGAAAAGAAAAAACAAAATTTAGAAACAAAAAAAACTAAAAAAACAAAATGAAAGAACAAGATATTACAAAAGTAGAATTTTTGTTAATGTGCAACGACAACATCGTAGTTCAACGATTCTTCAATGTTAGAGGTTTCAACAAAAACTCTTACAAATCAGAAGAATTTTTTAATCATATCGAAAGTCTTTGTCATGAATTGAAGTACGACTTAAAGATGAGATCGGTAGTCTACATGTTGGACAATCAATACGATATTTTAGAGAATCCAGAATTACTAAACACATCAATTACTGATGGACCTGAAAATTTTAATTTAATTATTAAGGTCGGAGATATGACAATTTGTCATAGACAGTTTGATGCGAAACCATACCCCCCAAAGGTCAGATACACCGTAGACCTACGCCCAAAGTTAAAAGCTGTCATGGCGGAATTGACTGACATTTTTTCAGGTCAAGAATTTAATTATTTTTATCCTAACTTTATTAAAAACTAGTAGTATTTATCTTTACTAACAAGAGAAAAAATATATGGCGACTAGTAAAAATTTTGAGTATTTAGGAAACACATTTCAGTTACAATTATTAAATCAAATGATTGTAGACAAAGATTTTTCACACTCTATTTTAGATGTAATCGAGAACAATTATTTTGAAAACAAGTACTTCAAAATAATTATGCAAATGGTAAAAGAGTATTATGTAAAATATGATCACACACCATCATTCGAAACACTTGAACAGATAACAAAATCTGAACTACAACAAGCAACAGCATCAAAAATTGTCTTAGACACAATTAAAAAAATTAAAGATGCACCCATTGACGGAGTACTTTTTGTTCAAGAAAAGGCTATGAAGTTCTGTAAACAACAAGAGCTTCAAAAAGTAATGGGAAAGGCACAAAAGATTATTGATGGGGGTGAGTTTGAAAATTACGATACCCTTGAGGAACTGGTTAAATCCGCACTTCAAGTTGGAGCTAAAGATACCTCAATGCTGGATGTATTTTCAAACCTTGAACAAGTTCTTGAGGACGATTACAGACACCCAATTCCTATGGGAATACCAGGTATTGATAGATTATTAAAAGGAGGTTTGGCAAAAGGAGAAATTGGTGTTATCTTAGCACCTACGGGAGTTGGTAAATCAACTGTCCTAACCAAGATGGCGAATCACGCATTTAACCTTGGGTTTAATGTTCTACAGATATTTTTTGAGGACAACCCAAAGGTAATACAAAGAAAACACTTCACACTGTGGACTAAGGTTCATCCTGACGATTTGTCAGAAAAAAGAGAAGAGGTAATGACTAGAGTTAGAGAAATCGAAGAGTCAATGCCAAACAAGTTGATTATGAAAAAGTTACCGTCAGATACAATGACGATGTTGCAAATCAAAAATCAAATTAGAAAAATGGTATCTGATGGGATCAAGATTGATATGATTGTTTTAGATTATATCGATTGTATTGTACCTGATAAAAACTTAGGTGATGAATGGAAGAGTGAAGGATCCGTAATGAGAGCTTTTGAGGCGATGTGTCACGAAATGAATCTTGTGGGTTGGACCGCAACCCAAGGTAACAGAGCTTCAATATCTTCAGAAGTTGTGACAACAGATCAAATGGGCGGATCAATTAAAAAGGCACAAGTGGGACATGTTATTATATCTGTGGCAAAAACTTTACAACAGAAAGAATTAAAGTTAGCTACGATCGCAATTACAAAGTCTCGTATCGGAGATGACGGTGTTGTATTTGAAAACTGTAAGTTCGATAATGCAATGATTGAAATAGATACTGAAAGCTCAATGACTTTCTTAGGTATTGAGGAACAAAAAGAAGAAAGACAAAGACAACGAGTTCGTGAACTTCTTGAAAAAAGAAAACAAAAGGAAACACAAACAAAAAAAAAATAAATAAATTTTAAATAAAATGGAAAAAATACTAGTTGAAAATCCTGGTCGGTTCGTCATATTCCCTATCGAACACAATGATATATGGGAATTTTACAAACAACACCAAGCGGCATTTTGGACGGCAGAAGAGGTGGATTTGAGTAATGATATTAGAGATTGGGAGAAACTTACAGAAAATGAACAATATTTTGTTAAGAATGTTTTATCATTCTTCGCAGCATCTGATGGAATTGTCAATGAAAACTTGGCGGAAAACTTTTACCGTGAAGTTCAGTACCCTGAGGCTAAGTTCTTTTATGGGTTTCAGTTAGCGATGGAAAATATACACTCATTGATGTATTCGTTATTGATTGACACATACATATCTAATGCAAAAGAAAAAGACGAATGTTTCAATGCAATTGATAGATTACCCGCAGTACAGAAAAAGGCTAAGTGGGCGTTAGATTGGATTGAAAATGCTTCATTTGCGGAAAGATTAGTTGCGTTCGCGGCAGTTGAAGGTATTTTCTTTTCAGGTTCATTTTGTTCTATCTTTTGGATGAAATCAAGAGGTATCATGCAAGGATTGTGTAACGCAAATTCACTTATCTTCAAAGACGAAAACCTACACTGTGATTTTGCAATTCACTTGTTAAACAATCACTTGGAAGATAAACCATCTGAAAAAAGAATTAAACAGATTCTATTATCGGCATTAGAAATCGAAAAAGAATTTATCACTGAATCACTTCCAGTTTCACTTATTGGTATGAATTCTAATCTTATGAAACAATATCTTGAATTTGTTGTTGATGGATTGTTAGTTAAATTTGGTTGTAGTAAAGAATTCAATGTAGAACAACCATTTAAGTTTATGGAGCAAATTGCTGTTGAAACAAAAGGTAACTTCTTTGAATCAAGAACCATGGAATATCAAAAAGCGAAATTAAACGAAACAATAACATTTACAGAAGACTTTTAATTTTAGAATATGTCATTAAAAATAAATAAACGAGTAGGAGAGGGTGTATCGTTTAACCCTCAGAAAATCTACAATAGAGTTAAACGAGCGTCTAAAGGTTTGAATGTAAATTCGGACGAGATTTTTATTAAAGTGATTACATCGGTACCAACTGAGGGTGAAGTTACAACTAAGGAACTTGATAAATTAGTTTACGAAATTGCGGCTTCTTACACAGGTAGTCACCACGACTATTCTAGATTGGCGTCGAGTGTTGCGATCTCATCATACCATAAAGAAACAAATGATAGTTTTTCTCAAACAATGATGTTGCTTTATAGTGATGGTATTATTAATGAAAAATTAATTGAAACAATTAAAGAATATGGTGAGGACACTATTGATGCGGCAATTAATCACGATAATGATTATAACTTCGATTACTTCGCTTGGAGATCTTTACAGGAAATGTATCTACTAAAAAGACCAAACGGTAAAGTAGTTGAAAGACCACAACACATGTATATGAGAGTTGCTCTATGGGTTACGGATAATATGGCAGACGCATTTGAGTATTACAAATCATTGTCAAATCAGTTGATTTCTAAGGCAACACCAATCATGATTAATGCAGGAACAAAAGTTCCTCAGTTAGCATCTTGTGTACTTCACTACAATAATTCAGATTCAAGAAAAGGTTTGTTAGATACATTGAATGACATCTCAACTTTCTCATCAGACGCGGCGGGGATTGGTTTATCTATGTCTAATATTCGTAGTAAAGAAAGTCGTATCACTACTTCAGGTGGATATGCTGGTGGTCTTTTGAAATACTTGAAGATTGTAAATGAGTCACTTAGATTCTTTAATCAACAAGGTCGTAGACCTGGTAGTGCTGCTATCTACCTTGAACCTTGGCACAAAGATATTCTTGATCTATTAGATATCAAAAAGAATACAGGTGCTGAAGAATTGAGAGCTCGTGATTTATTTACCGCACTTTGGATTCCAGACAACTTCATGAACGCGGTTAAAAATAACGATGATTGGTATTTGTTCTGTCCTAATGACATTGTAAAGGCGGGATTGAAACCATTACAAGAATGTTATGGTGACGAATACGAGGCGGTTTATAATACTGCGGTAACTATGGGGTTGGGTAAAAAAGTAAAAGCTCAAGACATTTGGTCTAAAGTGATAGAATCTCAAGTTGAGACTGGTGTTCCTTACTTATGTTCTAAAGATAGTGCCAACAGAAAAACTAATCATCAAAACATCGGTGTGATCAAACAATCAAATCTTTGTAATGAAATTTATCAATATACTGATGAGGAAACTACAGCAATTTGTACACTATCTTCAATGGTATTAAAGAACTTCATTCAAAGTGGTAAATTTGATTTTGAATTGTTATTCACGGAAGTTAGAAAGGTTGTTAGATCATTGAATAAAGTTGTTGACATTAACAACTACTCAACTCAAAAAGGTTTGAAAGGTGGTTTAGAACAAAGAGCAATTGCAATTGGGACTCAGGGATTGGCAGATGTATTCTATTTGATGGATTATATTTTCACATCTGAAGAAGCTAAAAAACTTAATAAAAACATTTTTGAGACAATCTATTACGCAGCAATCTACGAAAGTAATCAATTGTGTATGAATGGTAAGTACGAACAATATAAGTTCTTTAAAGGGTCACCAATGTCGCAAGGAGTATTCCAATTTGATATGTGGGGATTAGACGAAACGCAACTTTCAGGAATGTGGGATTGGAGTAAACTTAAAAAGAGTGTAGCCGATTACGGTGTTTGTAACTCATTATTTACAGCTCAAATGCCAGTTGCGTCTTCAGCTAAGATTACAGGTTCATATGAAATGACAGAACCGGCTCACTCGGCTATTTTTAATAGAAGAGTTGTTGGTGGGGAAATCATGATAGTAAACAAATACTTAATTAATGATTTTGAAAAAATTGGAATTTGGTGCGAAGACTTGAAAAATGAAATAATTATAAACGAAGGATCAGTTCAAAATATTAATTTTAACAACTATTTGGATCCTGAAGATAAAAATTACAATAAGAAAGTTAAACGAATTGAACATTTAATTCCTAAGTATAAAACTATTTGGGAGATCTCACAAAGAGAACTTATTGATATGGCGGCAGATAGAGCACCATTCATTGATCAATCACAATCAATGAACATTTATATGTCAAACCCAACATTATCAAAGATTACTTCATCACATTTCCACTCTTGGGAAAAAGGATTAAAGACTCTTTGTTATTATGTTAGAACAAAAGCGATATCAACAGGAGCGAAACATTTAGCGTTGGATATGTCCAAAAAACAAAAACCAAAAGCAACTCCTGAACCACCAAAAGTTGATTATTCTCACTTGAATTTACCACCAAGACCTGAGAGTTCTGACTTTGAATGTTTTGGATGTTCATCATAAATTTTAAATCACTGAGAAATCAGTGATTTTTTTTTACTTAAAAAAAGTGTAAGTTATATTTATATGTGATATGGCTAATGGTATAACTTATGGAATTGCGTTCCCTTTTGTAGATTCTTTTACAGGAAGATACCTTGATGTTACTAATAGTACGGAAGGTGAAATCAGAGCAAATCTTGTACACCTATTGTTAACTAGAAAAGGTAGTAGATATTTTTTACCTGATTTTGGTACAAGATTGTATGAATATATATTCGAACCATTAGATGGTCCAACATTTTCTGATATAGAAAATGAAATTAGAGATACTGTAAGAAACTACATGCCAAATTTACAAGTTACAAATATAACGGTTGAAGATGCTTCTACGGGATTAGAAGACAAAGGATTCACTGTTAATCAAAATGGTGAACGAGAATTTAAAGTTACTAATATTGCAACATTAGAACACACTGCCAGAATAAAAATTGATTACAGAGTCACAGACTCGGCCTTTGAGTCTCAAGATTTTATAATACTTAATATTTAATTATATATGGCAGAAAAGAAGATTTCCTATACGGTGAGGGACTTTCAAGGAGTAAGAACTGAGCTAATTAATTTTACAAGAACTTACTACCCTGATTTAGTTCAGAACTTTAACGATGCAGGTATTTTCTCTGTAATGTTAGATTTGAATGCTGCGGTAACAGATAACCTTAACTATCAAATAGATAGAAGTATTCAAGAAACCGTACTACAGTTTGCACAACAAAAAAATTCTGTTTACAATATTGCAAGAACATATGGTTTAAAAGTACCAGGTCAAAGACCTTCAGTTGCGTTAGTGGATTTTTCTATTACTGTTCCTGCTTTTGGGGATAGAGAAGATTTAAGATACTGTGGGGTATTAAGAAGAGGTTCACAAGTAAACGGTGCGGGTCAACCATTTGAAACTGTTTATGATATTGATTTCGCATCACCAATAAATGCTGAAGGAGCTCCAAATAGAATTAAAGTACCAAATTTTGATTCTAGTGGTAAGTTAGTAAACTACACAATTACAAAAAGAGAAGTTGTCGTAAACGGAATTACAAAGGTCTTTAAAAGAGTTATAACACCAAACGATAGTAAACCTTATTTAGAATTGTTTCTACCTGAAAAAAATGTTTTGGGTATAACTAGTGTTTTGTTAAAATCTGGTACTCAGTATTCCACAATACCAAACCCACAAGACTTTATTACTATAGGACCTGAAAGATGGTTTGAAGTGGATGCTCTTGTTCAGGATAGAGTTTTTGTTGAAGACCCAACTAAAACTTCTGATCAACCTGGTATTAAAGTTGGGTTATATATAACGACATCTAATAAGTTTATTTCTGAATATACACCTCAAGGTTTCTGTAAGTTAACATTTGGTGGTGGTAATATTTCTGCTGACGAACAATTAAAAGAATTTGCAAGAGACGGTAAAGGTTTTGATCTTAGTCGTTACACCAATAATTACGCTATGGGTGCTGCACTTTCACCAAACACAACTTTATTTGTTCAGTACAGAATAGGTGGTGGATTATCAAGTAATGTTGGTATCAACACAATAACTCAAATTGGTACTGTTTCATTTGCGGTTAACGGACCATCGGCAAGTGCCAATGTAAGTGTAACCAATAGTTTACAGTGTAATAATGTTACTGCGGCAATTGGAGGGGCTAACCCACCAACAACTGAAGATGTTAGAAACATGGTATCATTTAACTTTGCGGCACAAAACAGAGCGGTAACGGTAAATGATTACAATTCAATTTTAAGAACTATGCCAGCACAGTTCGGGGCACCTGCTAAGGTAGCTATAACTGAAGAAAACAACAAAATTAGAATTAAAATGTTGTCTTATGATTCAAGTGGTGTATTAACAAATGTTGTATCAAATACATTAAAACAAAATGTTGCGAACTACCTTTCTAATTTTAGAATGATTAATGATTATATATCTATTGAGGCGGCCGAAACTATAGACTTAGCGGTAACTGTAGATGTGGTGTTAGACAATAGTCAGAACCAAGGTGCGATAATTGCAAAAACAATAGAAATAGTTACAGACTTCTTTAATCCTTTAGTAAGGAACTTAGGTCAGAATGTTAATATATCAGAACTAAAAAGATTAATCCAATCTGAAAACGGTATCGTTTCAGTTTCAGATGTTCTGTTCTTCAACCAAGTTGGAGGTCAATACTCATCAACTCAAACTTCGATGACATATTTAGACCCTGTAACAAGACAAATCCAACCAGTTGCAGATACTTTATTTGCAACACCAACTCAAATTTACCAAGTTAGATACCCAAATAAGGACATTAATATCAGAGTTCTTAATCTTAAGTCTGTTAATTTCTCTTAGTGATTTATTTTTTTTGAAAGAAACCTATTTTTTATTGAAAATAGGAAATAAACTATTTATCAAAAAAAGGAAAATTAATGTCTAAATCATATAGAATAAGGACACAAGTTGGTGTCGATAAATACATAAATGTAAATTTAGAACAAGATTGGGAACAACTTGAGATATTGTCTCTGAAGATTCTTGCTAATAATATTTACACTCGTTTTTGTGCCGATTACGGTGTTGTAACGGGTCGTGTATTTGTAAATGGGGGGTTTGGATTACCAAATGCTAAAGTATCAATTTTCATTCCTTTAACTGATACAGACGAATTAGATCCCGTTATTTCAGAACTATACCCATTTAGAAGTATTAATGATACAACTGAAGAGGGTTACAGATATAACCTACTACCTAAGTTACCTTCATACGATGGACATGTATCCACAGGGTCATTCCCAAACAAAGGGGATGTATTAATGAATGAATCATATATTGAGGTATATGACAAGTATTATAGATTTTCTGTTACAACAAACGAAAGTGGTGACTTTATGATTTTTGGAGTACCGACAGGTGAACAAACTATTGTAATGGATGTTGACTTATCGGATATTGGATGTTTTTCTTTATCACCACAAGATTTGATACAACAAGGTTTGGCAACAGAAACACAAGTTGATGGAGCAAGATTCAAGTCATCCACAAACTTAAGAGAGTTACCACAAATCAAAAACCTTATCTATACAGTTAATGTTAGACCATTTTGGGGAAGTGAGGATTTATGTCAAATTGGTATTACAAGAGTTGACTTTGATTTAACAAAACAAGCTAATATCAATATACAGCCTACCGCAATATTCATGGGATCGATAATATCAACAACTGATGATGATGCTTTAAAAGTAAGTTGTAAACCAAAAAACAATACCGGTAATCTTTGTGAGTTGATTGCAGGTCAAGGTGAAATACAAGGAATTAGACAAACAATTTTTTCTGATATCAATGGTTTACCTATTCTTGAAAGATGGAACATAGAACAAGCAGGTAAAGTTATTGATGGAGACGGAACCTACTTAGTTAATGTCCCAATGAACTTGGATTATGTTACTACAAATGAATTTGGTCAACAGGTATTATCTGCGGATCCTGCAGTAGGAGTACCTACAAAAGGAAAATACAGATTCAAATTTAGATGGCAAACACAACAAGGATTACAAGGTAGTTTTTTAAGAGCCGACTTTTTAGTTCCAAACATTAAAGAATATGGTTGGACCAATTCAGGAAACGATCCTTTTGATCCTACACAAATTACAAACTACGCTTATCCACAAATCCCTATAGGGTTAATATCAGGTCAGACTGTGAGTCCGCCAGCTGGTGGTTACATAAGTCCGATATTTTACAATGTCGAAAGTTATTCAATATACATTAATGGTGATCAATATTTTGGATCTCCTGAATCTATACAAATTAATGCGGGAGATACACTACAATTTGTGTCAAGTCCTTTAGATAATACAGTAGCTCAAGATATCATATTCCAATTTGTTCCTCAATCGCTCTTTGATGTTTATAGATCTTATGCGTTTAGTACCGATTGGGATGATTATGCAAATGCTCAAGAGGCTATTAACTGTGAAGATAGCTTCTATGAATTCAAATACAACAAAGTTTATACTACAGGAATGTTCTTGGATAGATATAAAAATGGTATTGGTAGAGCAAGACATTTAGGTATAAAAGAAATTGATAACAGAAGCTGTAAGTCTACTGTTAACACATTTCCTGTGAATGACATTATTAGAAACTTTGATTTCATATTTTTCGTTTTCAATATACTAATTAATATTCTGACTTTTCCAATCCTAACATTACTATTCATAGCCCACTTTATATCATTTATGTGGCCGTTATTGAAATATGTTTTGATTGTTCTTGGAATATATTTTACTTACGAAGCGGCAGTTGCATTAGTGGATTCGGTCCAAACAGCGATTGCGGCTTTTAACACGGCATTGGACATGGTAAGTTTTGGTGCGGGTGCGGTGGTAAATGTTGGAAGTATTTTAGAGGCGGTAAGATTAGTTTTATCCGCAGCGGCCAAAGTTATTGTTGCAACATTTAAATTAGGGTTATCAATAGCATTTACTGCCGTGGCTGTGGTTGCCGCGGCAAGAATAAAAGGTTTCCCAAGAATTGGTTTACCTATGATCTCTTATCCTGATTGTACAAGTTGTGATTGTGATTGTAAAAGTGCTGAAATGGATGATGATTTCGATGAAAGTTCTGTCACTCAACAAATTGAAGCGGCGGGGGCAGCAAATAACGCTCAACTTGGAGCGGAAGTTTTGTCTATACCTAAAACTTTAATTGCACCTGTTAACTATTCCGGATCTTATAATATTGACCACCCAAATTTGAGTGTTAATGAAGATAACGAAGGTCCGTATCATCCTTGTGATAGTTTGGGAACTTTGATTGGTGACCAAGCATTATCAGCGGATTTGGCCGTTAGAGCATCTTTAGATTTTCTTAGATTATTTTCAGGGTATGATGTTCTTTCATCAACATCGTCTAATAAATACATACCAAATCCTCAGTACTTGTTAAAGGCTCCACAACCTTTTCTTTTCACAGGTAAAAAATTAGCACCACTTCTTTTAAATGCTGCCGCAGATCAAAGAGGTTTCGCATTTCCAAAAAGTGTAACATTAAGTCAAAAACTAAACGAGTTTAATACTCGAGATAAGTACTTTAAAAGTAGTACAGTTACACCAAACGGTACTGGTGTTAACAGAATTAAAACAACTGTAAATCCATCTTTGGGGTCTTCATACTATGAAGATCAAGTTCTCGTTGTTTTAATGAATACAGGGGCGGTTTCACAATTAGGAGTTGGAAATGTGGTTACATTCCAAGACCCAAATTATGTTAACCCAAACTTTACCTCACCAGGAAACAGATTAACTAACTTAACAGGAGCTACTACCAATCAATTTCAAAACAATGCAATAACAGGTGTAACAACAACAGGTAACACAATTTCTGTGCAAGTACCATACGCTAACCCTAATTCACCAACTTCCTTTTACTCACCAACACCTAATATAGTTATAGTTTCACCTACGGTAAGTGGATTTAGTGTTCAAGGTAATAACAATGTTGAACAATCATATTTACAATACCCAACTGATATTGAATATTTCCAACTTATAACTGGAGTTACCTTCAATGATTTTATTGCGTTATCAAATACAGGTAATACAGGGTTTTTTCCATCTCAGTATTTATTACATGATGTTGTCATTGGGGTAAATCAATGTGGTGTTTTAGATCTTGTTTATAATAATGTGGTTACAAGAATAACTGATTATCAAAATCTTGAGATCTGTATTTTTGTTCGAGGAGTTGATCCTCATAGCGCAAAACAACCAACAATTGAATACGATTTATCTAAGATTTTTGGAAAGTCCTATGGACAAGGACCAATTGTTAGTGGAAGTTATTATCTTAATAGACCAATCCAACCAACATCAGGAACAGGATATAAACCATTAAGTCATGATACCGCAGACAACACAACAGCTAATTTATATTACCCATCATTTACATTTACACCAACACCATCAAATTACACTGCTTTCACCTCTAATTATCCTTACTATTATTTAAGTACTGATGATATTATATCAACAAACTATAACCCATACCCTGGTCAGTGGCAAACTAATATAAATTCAAGTAATCAAATATTAACAAACACAAATGGTAGACAATTACCTGTTGCAAATCAATCATTTTATATGGTTGGTGGTACATACATAAGATGGGTTGATGCTCAATCCCCAACACAAACTATGTTACTATATACGGGTAACAATTCAAGCTCTCCTTCCTGTGACCAAGACTGTCAGAACCTTGAATACTTTAATACGGGGTCAACATTCTACACCGGAATAAACGCGGCAGGTAATCTTACGGCATTGTATTCACCGGCTTATTATAGATATAATTTACCTGGTGTTAATTTTAGTAGTTCTGTAAACATTGTAATGAGAAGTGATAGGTTACCAACCTCATCAACAGTACAAAATGGTGCCACAGGAACACAGACAGGTTTTGGTCTTCATCAAAACGATAATTTTGCCGTATTTACCGTACAAGGTCCCGTATCTTATCCGTTCATAACGGCAGGAGGTGATTTATTTACGGGTGAAAATCAAGATGATGACCCAACAACACAAGCACTTACAGAAACATTAAGTTGTGAAGGTATGGTACCTTTGGAATGTTATTCAGGTTCAGGTAGTAATGTTGGTGTGGTACCTGCAGGTCAATGCTCAATTCCTGAAAATCGAATGATTAATGGTTGTTATTGTTTATTGAACAAAACTTATTTAGTTGAATATGGTGCTGACGCTAGATTGTTTTTAGAATGGAAAGTAAGATTTACAATGAACTTTGCGGCATGTAGAGGAGTATTTGGTCAGGTATTCCAAAACAATTGGATCAATGGAGTTCTTTACATGTACAACTTCAATAAGAGAACAACATTTGATGCTTTTGCGAATCCAGTATACAATTACTGTGAAGATGTGATCATGTTCAATGAGATATCAAATGTGTTCTTCTATAGATCATCACCATGGAATAAATCAACTCAGAGATTTATTGGTAAAGATTCGCCACAAACTAATCCAAATGCTGCTGGTATTAATTTCCCTGGGTTTGGTTATAACAAAAAACAAATTCAGTTCCCAACAACTATTACCGATTTAGGACCAAGAGATTATTTTATTAATCAAATTTGTTGTACCTCAGGAGAAGATGGTTTTGGATCATATTATGCTGACCAAATTAAAACAACATCATATCAAGATAATTCAGATATAATCCAATTAGGATTCCTATCAAGAATCTTGAATGAAGGTGTAAGACAAAGAATGATACCTATATCTACAGGTGGAGATAGTTCTGAAGGAAAGGGTATAATACAATTCTTTAATAGTACAAGAGGTGGGTATAGAATTGATGGTGATTGGGCTCAAATGTTATCTATAAATTCAGAATGGAAAGTTTTACCGTTCATAACAGATAACTTACCCCAACCTAACCCTAACGATTATATTTATTTTGGTGATAACAATAATGGAACAACATCACTTTCAGGGGACGAAATAAGACCTATCATGGGGTTGTTCTTCCAAGTTGATGATGATGAAACATATTATAGAAAGATCATGTCCCCAGGTATTGAAACATACAACTTCAACCCATTAATAGAAGAAGACTTTGGTTATCCTAAATCTCAAGAAGTACCGTTTTATAGATGGTCAATAAAAAAACCTTCAGTTTCCGCAGGTACTCCTAATATTTTTGGATCTGAGGATAACAATTGGTTTACTGATACATACCCAATACAAACACCTCAGAATAATCAATTAGGTTTTTACCCTAAAAAATATCAAGACATAGACTTTACAACAGGAGGTGAAAAGTATAGAACCACAACAACACAAAATGGTTTTATAAGTAATTATGTTAATGGGGTTCCTACTCCAATTATGAATTTAGCGAACATCTTACAAGGAGACCCAAGTTCACAGAATAACACAACTCAAATTTATAGTAATTCAATAATAGTTGGAGCACCATATCATTTTTATTTTGGGTTAAATAATGGTAAGACTGCGATCGACAGATTCTTTAAACTATATGTTGTAAACGAGTTATAATATGAATGTAGATCCATCAACAAGAATAATTGAATCAACTCAGAGGTTTAAATCGGCACCTTTGAGTGATCAGTTTATTAATGTACCATTGAAACAATCAATGAAAGAATTGGTTGAATTTGATCGTACAACAGATCTTAGTTTACTTGCGGTTTTTGATGAAGAAAGACAACAATCTACAATTTTTAGACCTGTTACTAAGTTTACAATTTTATTTGAAAACGCTTTAAGTGGGTCAACAACATATGTACCATATAGAGATAACCTATATTATACAAACGCACTACAAAACGCAATTTCTTATTACCCAACAGGAAATGTACCATCAGTACCACCACAACCAACAGATCAAACAGTACCTTGGGATGGACTCCCACAATACCCTGAGTTTGATTTTATTAGAACTGATGCTGGCGTACAAGGTTATACCGCAGGATCAGGAAGACATTTAGATTTTAAATCAGTTAGTGCAACAACTTACAATTGGTCACACTACTTAAGTTATGCTTACTCAAATAACCCAAACAAACAAATGTATGCCGTTGAACCACAGACTCAAATATCTTGGAGTTGGGTGGCATCAGATGGAATACCTTTTTATATTGTTGCGGGAAGTGATCTTATTACTAATCAGATTACATTTAAGTGTCCTATAAAACATAATCTTAGTATTGGACAATTTGTTTTGTTGTCTATAAACTATAACAATAACTCCATCTTCCAAGTTGATAGTTTAGGGGATGGTGGTTCAGGATCTGAGGAATATATCTTTGGTATTCAAAATGTTGGATACACAGGAACAACTTTTGTAACCCTAAATCAAGGTACATTCAAAAGAGTTTTGGATAAGACAAATTTGGCCGATACTATTAGTTCATATTATGTTAGAAGACATAGATTACTTACGGATTCAGATTGTGCTGTGTTAGTTAATGCAGGATACGAAAAGAATGTGTATAACGATAAAACAAAATGTGAGATCAAACCTTTAACTCCTAATCAGGTTAAAAGAACTTCTGTTAAAGAAGGGTCAAGATCCTATACCTTATCATTCAATTGTGATGTCGATTTAAGAAATTTATTAGATAATCAAAACAGACCAATAAGTAAATTATATTTTACAACAGTATGGAGAGGTTATTTTGGTTGGACACAAAAATTAAAACAAGGGTGGGAATTCAATACCTATTTAGATAAAGGTAAACCACAGGTATGGTGGGACCAAAATAATTTAGATTCAAATACTACAATCAATCAATCTCAATATACTTCTTTGGTAAATCAAGGACCATTCTTCTATAACGATTTATTGACCTCAGGTGATACGATAGATGGGGATTTTTGTGAATGGAATAATTTTGAACAAATAGAGAGAACACTTTCAGTTTATCAACACAAAATTACTTACAACAATAATTGGTTTAGTTTGAATTTCTCAACTTTACCAACAACAAATTTGTTTGGATATTTTTATCAACCTCACAACCCAATCGGGATAAGAGAATTTTCAGAATACATTGAAGAATCAAACGATCAGAACATCGTGGATCTTCCTGAATATTCTTACTATTCAACATTAAATTCATCTTTTAGATGGAGAGATCTTTATCCTTATGGTTTTATTAGTGGTGATGGTGTTGGTGTTGATTATCCTTTTTTGAATAATGCTCATTATCCTTTTATTGATACAATTTTTAGAATAACACCTGAAAATTATAACATACCAAGTGATTATGCTACACCAACAAATCCTGATGAGTTAGGTCTTTATCAAGGAGGTAAGGTACCTGTCGACTTAACAGTTATAACTGACCCTACAACTGATGGTTGTGATGTAGGTCAGATATTGTTTGATATCGGAACTAACCCAAATAACCCAAACCCAAATACTCAATAGATGGATTTTACACGAATTAAAATAGTTAAAGATGACATTGATAAGTTTGTTAACATACCGATTAACATGCAATGGGATTTTATGGGTAGAGACGACAGTATTCAAGTGTATGAAGCTGAGGCGGTTAGAGAAGTTATTGGATCACCACAAGATTTTGAAATAATAAGATTTGCACATAACATTTTTCCAAACATTGATAGTGAGATAAATTATGTGTTTAACTTCTATGATTATTCACAACCAATCACGGCTAACACCATTGGTAACTGGTCGGTTAATTATCTAAATAACGGATTTTCGGTTACAGATGTTTATTACTTCTCAAAATCATTTACTAACTCATTTTTTAAGTTGGACTTATATGATACCGATGATGACGCAACACAACAGTTATTCATTTCAATTATATTACCGGTACAACAAGGGTTGACACAACCCGCATTTCTATCACCAACATTACCACCTGTTGAAATAAAAATACCAAACATGGTTTTGGATTCGATAGGTAATGATAAAGAAGGATATTACATATATTGGTTAAGAAAAAGAAATATTATCGACATAAATACTTTTTATATGACTGCTAAGTTTTTCGATGCAATCACAGGAGTTTTCAAACAAATGACAAACACAAAACAAGATCAACTCACACCTGACAAATTCAACTATGATCATTCACAATACAACTACTATAGAGTAGACTTAGATTATAATAAAAAAACTTACGAAGTGTTTTCAACATCAACCAATCTTAGAGTTGGTGATTTGTCAACACCGATAATCTGGTATGAATATGTTAACCCATAATGGAATTACAAGAATATAAATTTGTTATATCACCCGAAAACATTAAAAGTGATTTAGTATTTGTTCCATATACAGGTGAAACGGATGTCACTACGATTATTGATCCGTGTTGTTTAACGGCAACTACGATAAGTGCAACAACCACAGGAACAACAGGTGTTTATTTACCTATGTCTTATTTGTTGAGTGGAAACACAGGTGGTACATCTTTTTTAACAGGATTATCTGTTAACATTATGATTACTGAATCTACAGTTGATTTAGGTTACTACACACCTTTTGATGGGTTAATAGTACAGTTGGATGTATTAAATAATTTTATAGTTACCGCAGACACAATTAATCCTTACACCTTTAAGTTTTATAACACATCTGATTTAGAGTTTATTAAGTTTTTGCAATTAGTTACATACACATTAAATTGGGGTGACGGTACGCCAACACAGGCGGTATTAGGAATTACACCTATATCACATACTTACCCAACTGCAGATACGACTTATACAATAACACTAACCGCTAATTCACCTTGGGGAATATCAACAGTACAAAAAACTATTACCACACCTTATAGTGCGGTCACAATAAACAATCCTTTAGGTAATTTAACATTCACACCTGCGGGAGGTAGTTGGTCGTCAACACCAATAAGTTACGATTATATATTTACGGGAGATTCAAACACAAATGTTGCGGATTATTACTCTTACAATTATACTTCAGTTCCTTTTCCTGTTACAGGTTTGACAGATTCGACCGTTAATGATTTAACGCAATTTGGACCTAAGACTAACTTATATGACGGTAACTATAAGTTAGGTATTCAAGTCACAGGACAGACAGGTGTTATTGGAACTTATTATGGTCCTGATGTTACTAACACATATACGGCTTATACTATTAATGGTGTGATTTATCATGATTATGAAGATTTTACAATATACTTTGTTGATTCATATGGTTTGGTACCTGGTGAAATAGAATTGACGGCTATAACAAAAAATGAAGCACTCATTAATGTTATTGACCAACTTGAGGTCGTTACAAATGTTTTTATAGAAAGAGGTAAAAATTCTCCTTTAGAGAATGTTATGAGATTAGGTGAGGTTGATAATGTGGGGGATTTAGGAAAATACGGATACAAATATTTTATTATTGAAAAAGTGTCTACATAAATATTTATTAAAAAGATTATAAGATAATATGGCAACAGGAAATTACGGAACGATAAGACCGGCAGATGTTAGTCCCGAAGATGTACAGATAGTAATGGTCTATACTGAGTCAAGAGACGACACTCAAAATTTTACATTAACAACACTTGATGCTCAAGATGTTTTAAGACCTTACTTCAATAACCAAGAAACGGGAGGTAGTTCGGTTGAAATTTTGGGGGGTCTTTATAATTTGAAACTTCCTGCTGATCAATTTACTAAATTAGGGATCTATACTTTGATGATTAGACCTGCTGAGATAAGAACATTAATAACAGATTGTGGTGTTTTATCTTCACTACCAAATGTTAAGGGTATTGTTATTGACTTGAATAATGTTCCTGTTGAGTACCAAAACAAATTTGTTAATCAAGGGTTAGTTGGTTTTAGAGTTGAGTATTTAAATCCCGATGGGACAAAAATACCAAACTTTTTTAGAATTATCACATCTTCTTTCTATTGTGAACCAGTAGTTCAAAACCTTACAAACACAATTCAAAAATCAATTAGATATAGGTATGTACAAGGTGCAACAAACTTACTTTTCTGTACAGTGTCACCTTCATCATCACCTACGAACAAACCAAGTGCAACACCTTACATTGGACAACCAAATCAAAGTATTATTATAACAAATACATACTTCAATCCGATAACAACCGAAATTGAAATTGTTGATCAAGATATCTCAACTCTTGCAATTGCACTTTATGGGAACCAAACTAAATCTATGGAAGACGGTATCTACACTATCTACGATGCTAATAACAACATCTACAAACAATACAACTTGTACGAAATTAAAGATCAGTTCAATACTCTTCTTTATGAAGTTAGACAAGATCGTGGTGAAAATATCGACTTCTCAAAAGCATTTAATAACATAACGGTTTAATGGCGACAAATAAATTTACTTGCCCACCTCAAAGTAGTGCTGCTAACAGCTTCTCCAATAATTTAGTTGGAGTTCAGCTTGTTACGGGGGGAGGTTTAACGCAAGCGAATTTTGAGTTCACAACAGGTATTAGTGAGAAACAAAATAGAACCTTTACAATAGGTAGTTTTTCCGAACCGATCAATCTTGAAAGTATCAATATTGAAACAAATGCTGAAGCTGCTGATATACTTGCAAACAATTATAGAGTTTATCCTAATTATGATTTATCTCAAGTTACAAACTTTACACAGTATGGATCTTTGGTTAAAAGATTGTCTGTCTCTATAACAAAAATTATCAACTATTTTCCTGGCGGATTAGAAGTTAACTCTAAAACGCCAAAATTTATAACACAAGAAACCGCAATCAATATACAATACGATTCGGTAGAAAATGACACAACTTTTGAGATATATCTTGAATCAATACAAAACCCATTCGAATTAGATTATTCTGATAGTGCCGAGACAAACATGTTGTTTAATGAAATGCAAGTTTCTCCTTTAAGAAACATGAAGTTGTTTTACAAAAAGTATGTTCTGTATCTGAATGGATCTCAATATCCTGTCAATTATTTATTCCCAACTAATAGTTCCTCAACAACATTGAAACTAATAGTTGATGGTAATCCTTTTAGTGGGGCCGCATCATCATCTGATTATTTGGTTATTAGACCAAATGATTTTGAAAGTAACAAAGTTTTTAATTTAGACTTTGATCCTGTTGAACAATTTCTCTTAAATAGACAAATTACTCCTGCTTATACTGCACAGTTTACAGTCCCAAGAGAACAAGAGGATGGTTCATATATTTTAACAACAGAATTAGTGACTTGGCCAAGAGCTGGTCTTTGGAACTTAGATATTAGTTCAGTATCGTTTGATAATTACTTAACACAGATAAATGATTTTGCGGTTAACTTAGATGGTTATAGTACTAACATTATATCAAGATTCTTAACTACTGGAGCATTAAAAGAATTTGATACACCCGACCAAAGATTTGAAAAACTAATCCAACTATACGGAAGAAGTTTTGATGAAACCAAAGCTTTTATAGGTGCGTTAGGTAATATTAACAGTATTCACTATACACCAAAAAATGACATACCATCACAACTTCTAAAAAATTTAGCTCAAACATTAGGGTGGGTTACAAACTTTTCTCCGATATCTCAAGAAGAACTTTTACAGGCGGTTTTCACAACACAACCAAATACTTTTCCAGGTTTACAATTAGGACCAACACCTGAAGAAATTAACTATCAGTTTTATAGAAACTTAATTTTAAATTCCGCTTACCTTTTCAAATCAAAAGGTACGAGAAAATCTATTGAGTGTTTGTTAAGAATGGCAGGGGCGCCTGAAGCATTGATTGATTTTAATGAGTATGTTTATGTTGCAGACCAAAGAATTAACATGTCTGAATTTGACCAACAGTTTGCTGAAATTAGTACAGGAGTTGTATTACAACAAATACCAATACTTCAGACAAATAATGTGTTCTCAATACAAGGTATACAGTACACAGGGTTTACAACCTCATCAACAAACTTGACAGTATTAGCAACAAGAAACGATTTTCCTGTTGATGATTTTGGATGTCCAAAAATGCCAATACCGACGGAAAGTTATTTCTTCCAAATAGGTGGTGGATGGTTCGAATCTACACCACAACATAGAATGCCTGAGTTTGCGGTACCAACAAATCAAGTTTTCACAGGAAACAATCCTAACTACCAAACTCAATTATTACCATTCAATTATGGTGAGGAATATTTGTACAGATACAGATACTTCCCATACATGGATTTAGGATTCAAATTGAGAAAAGTTGCGGAAAACAAAAAAAGTTGGGTAGACACAACACCATTCTTAAGAAGTAGTTTTGAAGGAAACTTTAACGCTTATTATACGGTTGGGGAGGAATGTTTAGTATTGAATGTTAAAAATGTTGACATTATGATGAATCCGGCACAAGGTTTAGCCTATGATGTTTGGTCAATGTCTCGAGACACTAACTACCCAATACCTGAACAAGGTTTATTCTATACACCACCGTCACCTTGTAACATACCAAATCCATACCCTAAATTGGGTGGAGTTGATTGGACAACTATAATACCGAAACCAAAAACAAAAACTTTCTTTGAATTTGCTCAGACATTTTGGAGAAACATGATTAACACAAGAAACCGTCAATTTATAACCGATGGTAAAACTGGTGGTTACCCAACTCTACAATCAATATATTGGAGCTACTTAGAATCTTTGACTAATGCCGGAATACCAAACAATAATTTCACATATCAAACAATGATAGATTTTGTTAATGGTATGGGAGACTATTGGATTAGAATGGTTGAACAAATGGTACCCGCAACAACGATATGGAACACAGGTGTAAAGTTAGAAAACTCTATTTTCCACAGACAAAAGTTTGTATGGAGAAGACAAGAAGGTTGTAAGTTTATTCCGATTCCTTGTAAGCCTTGTAGTTTAACAACTCAACTTTATGTACTTGATTGTCCTGTACAACAAGTTACTTGTGCGATTTATCCTTGGAATACAGATCCTAACATTACAAATTTTGGAACTCTTTTAAATACAACCATGAATGATTTCTTTATATCTCAAGGAGTAAACATTAATAGTTGTCAGTTGAATAGTACTGTTAGTAGTTGGTATGTTGATATTCGAGTAAACGGAAATGTAATCGCCGATGACTTGTTTTATCAAGGAATTGGTACAGGTCAATACCCTACACCACAACAGTGGTTAACGGCATTAACTGACACATTCCAAAGTTTACAAACATCTGGTTATGGTTATAATATAGACGATAGTACAGACGAAATAATTATATTTAATAATAACTGTCTACCAAATTTTGATGATCTTCAAATCAATGTTGGAATAAACTTCGAAATATACTGTAATCAATAATGAGTATCGTTTTGTCTAATTATAATGTGACTGGTGATTGTAGTAATACAATGTCAGGATCTGTGTATTTTGAAATAACAACAGGAACACCAGGTTTTGTTGTAAGTTGTCTAAACACATCTTGTGTTATTCCACCAACAATTGTTTCAGGACCACCATATATCTTTTCATATTATGGACTGTCAGCGGACACATATTTTTTAGAAATTAAAGATGGGGCCTCTAATAGTTACATCCAAAGTGTTTATATATCATCAGGAACTACGGCCACGATAGATTCAACAGATACCGATTGTGGTCTTAGTAATGGTTCTGTTACAGGATTTACAAGTGGAGTATATGGTCAGGCTGAGTTTGAGTTATTTGACGGAAATGACAATTTTATTGTGTCTGCAGATACCCCAAATAATTATTACGAATTCCAAGGACTATCGGCGGGAACTTACTATATAGTTGCAAACGATGGTGGTGGTTGTACTGGTATCACAGCATCAGTGGTAATTAATCCATCAAACGCTTTCACCTTTGGTGCTTATGTTGTTGACGATGGAAGTTGTATTGGTGGACCAAGTGGTAAAATATTTTTAACGGGTCTTACCTTACCTGTTTCTGCATATACAATAAATTGGTTGACAAATGTTAATGGTCAAACGGGTACTACTATAACAGGTTTAACTTCAGGTTCTTACAATGTTGAAATTACAGATCCAAATGGTTGTCAGGCGGACGAATCTTTTACAATAACATCGGTAGACCCTATTGGTTCTGCTGGTTTCATAGTAATAACTCAACCATCGTGTTTTGGAAGTGATGGTGAAGTGGAGTTCATAATAACTGGCGGAACTGCTCCTTATTATTTTAGCGCATCTACAGGTCAAGTAGAAATTACCTTTAGTCAATCTGCGGTCTTTTCGGGTCTATCTTCAGGAAGTTATAACTTCTCAGCAACAGATGCGGGACTTTGTACAATATTTGATTCGATTTCTATAGGTACACCAAACTCATTCACCACAGTACAGGTAAATACAACACCATCATATTGTTCATCAAATGATGGTACAATACAAGTAATAGTTGACGGAGGGGTCATTAACAATCCAAACCTTTTGATCGGAATTTCGGGAACTTCAGGTACGCAACAAGTTGGAACAATAGGGTCACCAACACAAACATTCGTGGGATTACCCAATGGTGATTATTTAGTAACAGTAACTTCCGTAGGATGTACTTACACTGCAATCACAACGATAGATTCTGTTGATTTGTTTACTGTAACCGCTTCTACAACAGGTACGACTTGTGGTTTAAAAAATGGAACATTACATGTAACAACATCAACAGGTGGAACATTACCATATGTTTATACACTAAATGGTCCTGTTGGACCTAACCCAACATCGGTTACAACCTTCTTAAGTACTTTCACTAATCTACAAGGGGGTAATTATATATTGACCGTACAAGATTCTAGTTTACCGGCTTGTGTACAATCTTACCCAATTAATATTGACATAAGTTCAAATGTATATTTTAATTTATTAACATCACAACCTATTGTTGGAAATGATGGAACAATAACAGCTTATATTACAAATGGTGAACCACCATTTACATACGCTTGGTCAGGAGGAACTGCAGGGTCTCAAACAGGAAGTACGGTTACAGGTTTAACGGCAGGGACATATTCATTAACAGTAACAGACGCTGACAATTGTTCATATACAAAGTTTACAACACTTACAGGTACAAAAAAATATACTAACTACAGATACTTTAATATTTGCGACGACGAATTTCAAAATAGTGGTCTAATAACTAAAAGAAATGTTAGGTCAATGTATCTTGAAGGTTTCAGTGATTTAGCAAGTGGAAATACAAATTGTATTATTAATGATGCGATATTTTATATTTACGCTCAAGTAGGATCACAATCAGCACAAACTGAGTTTTATACATCATCAGGGGCGACAGATTACCCAAGTGATACACTTTGGGCTCAAACAATTACGGATACATTAGATTCTTTTTATGGTATAAGCGGAACTACTGTAGACATTACAAATAACAGAATACAAATTTATACAACATGTGAAGACATTCCAAAAAATTGTATTGTTGAACCAATCAACCCATTACAAGATAGTCAAGTTATTGTTAATCTTGTAATTGACTATGATATATCTTGTGTTTATTGTCCACCACCTACACCATCTGTCACACCAACAGTTACACCAACAATTAGTCTTACACCAAATGTTACACCAAGTGTTACCAAAACACCTACTGTAACACCAACAAATACTCAAACACCTACTGTAACAACTACTAATACTCAAACACCAACAACAACCCCTACATTTACTCCAACAAATACTTTTACACCAACAAATTCACAAACACCAATAGTAAGCCCAACTTTAACACCAACTAATACAGAAACACCAACACCTACTGAAACTCCAACCAATACACCAACACCTACAGTTACTGAAACTCCTACAAATACCCCAACTAATACTGTAACACCAAGTGTAACGCCGACTTTGGTACCTACTGAATTTATTACTTTACAAATCGCGGTAGATAGTAGTTTACCACCAACATCAGGTACAGTGTGGTATGCATCGACAGTTTCTTTCGATGGAACTCAACCTTATCCTTTAGGATTAACATGGACACAATTAGGTTCAGTAACTTTGGCTCCTCAGTGTAATTCATCAATTTTTGTTGGTTTTATTCCGTTATCTTTAGGTTCACCTTTTGTGTACATACAATTAAGAACCGATGATTCTACTTTAATTTACCAAAGTAGAGGATCTTTATCAGTCTTTGGTGATCCTTGTACA